CGTTCATAGGTATCGCTATCGAGACTGTTTTTCATAAACTGTTCGACGGTCTTAATTCGGTCTACCCCGTTATCCCCTAGCTTGGCAATCTCGGCCTCAGCGGAAACCTCTTCTACTGCCTCTGACTGTGCAGATAACAGCTCCCACGCTTTATTGAAGTAGTCTTGAGACATGTTAGATTCATTTGCAAAACCGACTAGCTCTTGCATCAACTCGTCTTCTTGGTCGATACCTTCAGGCATGGAGTATCCATCTTTAGGTGCACCCTTGAATGCGCCGAACTTTTTGGATAACTCGTTGTATGCAGCAGCTTGGTCTGAAACTGATTTATACTTCTCTGACAAGTACCACTCTGGCCTATCACCAGTACCCTTGATCCCATCGGTTAAGAAGTATTCACCTTCGCCTAGTTGCGGTTCAGCGGCATCTACCAGGCTAACTGGTTCTTCTGAAGTATCGCTCTCTATGGCTTGTTCGCTCATGTTTATCTCCACGGATATTGAATGACAGCCCGTCTAGGACTGACCGCTTGATGTTTCAAACGGATTTCCTCAAGTCTTCTACCCCCATTGATTAGGGATAGGTCGTTGATATCTACCCAATCCAGATGCCTGTCTTCTTTGTAGCATCGGAACGCTCGGAACTTATGGAGATACTCAAACTTATCGAATCCATATTGTTCCGCTAGGCTATTTAGCCATTCAAATTTGAATTTCTTTTCGGTCAGATAGGCTTTCTCATCGCAGACAATTTCGGCCTTCTTCTTTTTCTTCTCAGTCATAGTTTCTCCGCTTGCTGGATTTGATGAACAATGTATCGCATGACACCAGCCTCACCGTTGTGGTAAGCCGATTCATAGTTGATGTTCTGTGCGGAAAGGGAAGTGTCGTTCTCTAGCAGGAATCGTTTGGTCATGTCCTCTAGTACCTTCATGCCATCGTCCGATGCAAAGCAGCGACTGTAAGCCTTGGCTAACTCCGCTTGCCTTTCTCTAATCGCACTCTGGGCTTCCCTCGCCTGATCCTCGTTGACTTCTAAATCATCCCAACTCATTGCACCGCCTGTAGTTGTGGGGGTTGTTCAGCCATTGGTTGTTGGGCTTCCATCTGCTTGGCCTCTGCTCCAGCTTGGATGATGCGCTCTTTCTCTGCGTCATCTCGTACTAATTCAGAACTCATGCCCGTCTTCTCTGCTACCCAAGTACCAAAGTCTTCTATCTTAAACGCCATCTGTACCTGATCAGGCCCAGCAGTAGCCAGAACAAACTCTACCGCCTGTTGTACCGATAGAATGTCTTCGGAGTCTTGCGCCCTTGCTAGTGGAGACGTGAATTTAACCTCGACGTCTCTACCATCTAGCTCGATAGGGGTGATTAAGCCTCTACGGATTAGGATAGATACTACGCGCTTGAGTACAGGTATCAGCACTTCGGTCTGTAACCGTCCGAATGCGGAGCCTATGCGCTTGGCTAGCTCTCTGGATTCGATAGCAATCTCTGTGGCAGTCCTTACTGGCCCTGCTGGATCACGCAAGTCGTTAAACATGGCGATCTTGATGGAGTTTTGCAGCTCTACGATCTCGAACTGGGCTAGTGACAGGCTTGATGCTGTGTCTAGTCGCTGTATAGACGGATTATTGGTGTTGTTAGAACCAACTGGAATAACAATCCCTGGCGCTATAACCATATTGTAGGGGTTAGTGACCCCATCGTCGGTAGCAGTGTACATACCAGCGAGGTCTATAGCGGCCTTCTGCAATACAAACTCTTTTGCCTTGTTCAATGAGCGTACATCTGGCAGCGTTTGCATGGCTGGGCCTCTACCGCGCACCTCACCAGAGACTTTGGTGTACCGTCCAGTAACCCAAGGGGATGAATTACCGAAATCCTCTACCCATGAGAACCTTTCTTCCTGCTTAACCCATAGACAGCCATAGTATTTCTTGTCTTTGGGGTCATAGATTACGCCTTCTGATACTTCTACCTCGGTATCTGGCTTGTTATCTATCATACTCTGGACATTAGACGATGGTTGAAAGCCCTTCCACATTCGTTCGAGCAGTCTGGCCTTAACCTTGAACCGTCTCCAGTGCGTTTCGATGGTACCGTATGGCCCTTCCTCAAAAGCGATGCCCCGTTGGGGTATGCAGTTAAAGACAATCGGCATTGAATCATCATCGGTCTCATCAATCTTCAGCGTAGCAGTACCGACCAATAAATCTAGCGCGGCCTCATAGAACTGAGTACCGAAATTAGAACGATTGATATAGTCGAATACGATCTCTGACTGTTTCTCTAGGTTCTCTCTGATCTGCTTCTCGGTGACGTTATAGTCTCCGGTCTCTAGCATGTTGAGAATCTCGCTCGATGGGTTGAATGTGGCCCATCTAGCCCAGATCGGTGCTATGTTCTCTTGTAACTTACTAGCACCCTGCTGGATAGCGGTCAGAGACGTAGAATCAAAGATACGATCCATCTTCTTCTGGCCCTTATCTTGGGTCTCGAATAGATTCCGTTGAGGCAAGAAGTACTCGTACACGTCAGACAGTTGATCGTGCCACATAGCCTCGGCATTGAATGCTTGATTTTCTCTACCTTTCAGGTCTTGGATCGAGCCAAGATGCGGGGGAAGTTTCATTATCTCACCTGACCAATTTGTGATAAGAATCCAGCGGCACCCGCTCTAGCTTTCGCCTTTGCAGCTATCCCGCCTAGCATGGATCGTCCAGCACCACCAGCAGCGCCCTTTGCGCCTCTAGCACCAGTAGCAGCTTCAGCCCTAGAACGCGGAGCGCCACCGAGTAGTGATGCACTGCCTAACTTTCCTCTGGCTAGCGCCTTGAATCGCTGTTCCTGTTCCTCTACTTCCTTATCTAGCGCCCGTTGTTGTCTCTGTCCGACTGCTAGTTCCTGCGCTGAAGGTTCAGGTGCCTTTGGTTTCTTCATGAATCCCATGATTTGCTCCCTATGTACTTGTATAGTTGATATGGTGTCCAGATAAACGGCCTGTTGATGCCTAGCAGTTGTTTAACGTGCCCGACACATGTATTAAGCATGAATAAGCCCTGATCCGACTCTACTGTATTCCATCTAAGTAATCGATCATTCCCAAGTTTATCATCGATTTCGTCAATTGTATAAACCTTAACCTCTGTAATGCCTTTCTCGTATACGATCACTCGACCTCGGTCTATGGTCATCAGGTAGCAGTGGTTGATCTTTGGATGTAGGAATCTAGTCCACCAGTGATCTACGCCCTTCGTGAATGCGATATAGCTAGAAGACACTAAACCTAACCTCTGCCTGTCTCGGTTGCGGTCTATGGCCTGATATCATGGATTCCTGCCATCCTAGTGCTAGTGTCTGTAGTGCATCGGCCCCATGTGATGCCCAGTCGTGCACAGGTGTATCACGGAATACGTTGCGTTTCTCATCGAACTCTCGATGGTATGATGCGATACAGTTTAGTCCGTGCTCGGCCTTGTCTTCATCGAACCAGAATCTAGGGAACATTCGACGTATTGCCTGTATACCTTCGGCCTTGGTGCGCGGTCTCTGTACTGTACGGAATGATATGCCCATCTCTCGGGCTACTTCCTTCCTTGATCGGCCTGATGTCAGCTCTCTGACTTCTATGTCATGCGGTGCTAGATGTTGACCGAGCATCACGCCATTGGTGGACGCGTATTGATTGAGCCATTGGATGTAATGCTCCATGCCCTTACCGTTGTTCTCGTAGTACCCAATCAGGCGTATCTCTTTGCCTATAGCCTGAAATAGCCAGATACTCATTGCATCCGATATGCCTAAATCCCATGCAGTATGAACGTTCAACGATGGTTCGATGGGTAGCCTAGTCACTCGGCCTTGATCCTTGGCTGCTGCTATCTGATCAGCAAAGTATGCACCTGCTATCTGAGCTTCAAATGAGCCATAGAATTCTTGTTGAATCAGGGCTTCTTCCATGCCCTCGAGTCGTTCTTGCTCGATGATGTCGGGATTGATAACCGGACTACCATCTGCCCGCTTGGTATCCTTGACCGTGAGGTTCTGACAGAACCACTCGTTTGATGACCTAGCCATTTGATACAGGCTATGCCCGTGGTTCTTGCCTCGTGGCGTGTAGATGAAGACAGCCCATCCGCCATTTTCAGCCAGTATCGGACGTATATAGCCCCATGCGTTCGGGTCGCATAGACTCCACTCATCAAAGACCACTCCGACTGGGTTTGATCCTACTAGATTGTTATAGTTGTCCGATCCGGTAAGTTGCCATGTTGAACCGTTGACAAGCTCGATAACCATGTCTTGGCTACTAGTCCGCTTGCGTATCTGCTTCGGAAATACTTGCTCTAGGATGGGTCGGCCTTCGCTGTCGATACCTGCCCAGATCGCCTTTCTAGCTTGCGTTTGATGAGGGAACAGGTGCCAGTATGTACCGACCCTTTTAAACATCTCTTTGGCGGTAAAGTTGAGCGTTGCGCTACCCTTGCCAGCCCGTCTATGCCAGACGCATACAGCACGTTTAACGCCTGTATCCATAGCCCGAAAGAAGTCTACTTGATGTGGGCGAGGTTCCCACTCGAAAGGTATTGATATCTCTGTCATATGCCCCCTGACAGTACTGGATGGATATACAGTTACGAGTTCTTGAAGTCTGCTACCTTGATCACGAGATCACCAC